AAACTAGAGTTTTGTTGTTGCTGCTGTTTCAATTTTTCCTCTTCAAGATGTTGTTGAAGTAGTCCAACATAAACATCTCTCTCCCAAGGAATCATATTTTCAATTTCCCATAATGAATATTTATGGTACTGCATCAAAGCAAAATTAAGTCTAAAGTAATTTTCCAGGTCCATATGGACCAGGGCTACGCGAAAAAACTTGCTAACCCTTCTAAAATAACTTCACTTTCAACTTCGGTTTTTGGATTTGTAACTTTGATTTTATGAGAAAGTTTGGGCATAGTCTCAAAGAATTTTTCAATTTCTTTAAATTGAGATGAATTCATTGAATCTAAAAATTCAGTAATTTCTTTTTTTGTTACATCAGCAGCAATCCAAACATCATCTTCAGTGTAAATTTTATCAATACAAGAAGCAATCAGGTCAAAGGATTGTTCCATTGCATTTTCATTATTGAAATCAAAATTATTTTTAATAAATTGTTCCAGAGATGGATACTTCATTTCCATCATAATTTTATCATCAACCTTAATTTTATTGGTGTGTCCCTCATTCTTTTGAATGCGAATCTCATCAAGATCAATGCTTACAGACACATTGGTCTCATTATCATCTGGACAAACAATATTTACATCAACTTTTTCACCAACTGATTTACCACGAATATTTAAGAACAAATATTCAATATCAAAGGTAGGTAAAGTCTCAACTTTAATGTCTTTTGTATGAATACAATTCTTGATGACTGTTTTGATTGCTGTTGTAATTTGCTTTGTATCTTCACTTTCTAGTGCAATAACTAAAAGTTTTTCTTCTTTTACTAAAAATGGACGGTATTTAATTGTTTGGTCTGTGGACGGCAACTCAAGTTCATAAGTTGGTGTAGAAATCTTTGGTAAAGGCATAATGTCTTATAAAAATTCAGATATGATTATTTAGAGAGTCAAATTATACTTCTTCCAGAAAAAGCAGTTTGAACAGTATTTCCAGAAGCATTTGCAGCAGCAAGATTAATTCCATTAGTGGTGGTTGCTGGAACATTAACACCAAGATTTTGATTAGAGGTAAATCCTGTTGTTGCATTATTAGTATTTGCTTGTTGAAATGGATTACTAATAGCACCAGCACTAGATGAATTGGATTGTTGTGTAACCGGAGGAGCTTTGTCTATGTAATATCTAACATATGAAAAAGCAACCGAACATTTTAATAATGATGCAGTATCATATGAAACAGACATTGAATTGATTGAGATTGGAAATGCATCTACAAAACTGTACATTAGTTGACTAGCTCGTTTATTAGCTTTAGAACTTGTCACAGTGCTTTTTTCAAACTTAATTATTGAGAGATCTTGTTGAGCAATATAATTAACTGGATAATTCATTCTATAAAAATATTCTTGGGATTTAACTCCAGGTCTGTTTTTTTCGGTAGGAACAAATGACTCTCCTACAATATACTTTATCCAAGTTTCAAAATATCTAATCGCAAGATAATTATCAGCATCAACATAAAAAGACAAATCAATTCTATCATCAAATTGTCTTCTATATGCGTGTTTATGAGTGGCTCCGTGAAAGTCTCCAGAAATGCTATGAGTTGCTAGTTGAGATCCGGGAAGTATTGCTTCACAACAAAGAAGTTCTAATTTTTCCTTATCATACGTCACACCATTATCTCTCAGATATTTATCAAATCCACCCGCAGATCCTCCATAGTTTGGTTGTGGAATAGATACGACAAAATGAGATGTTGTTGCAGGATGTAGAAGTTTGCTCTTTATTTCATCTACATTTACAATTTTTACTGATGCCATCTATAAATACTTGTACTTATATATTATGTAGTTAGGAAATGTCAAGAGACGGAAAATACCATCAGGGTAGATTTCACCCTCAAAATCCGCAGAAATATAAAGGAGACGTAAATAACATTATATACAGAAGTTCCTGGGAACTCAAATTTATGCAGTGGTGTGATAGAAATGAAAATATTATGGAGTATGGTTCAGAAGAGTTTTGGATTCCTTATGTTTCTCCGGTAGATAATCGTGTTCATAGATACTTTCCAGATTTTATTATCAAAGTTAAAGAAAATAATGAAGAGATTAAGACTTATGTGATAGAAGTGAAACCAAAGAGGCAAACAGTACCACCTAAACAAAAATCAAGAGTGACTAAATCATATCTTTATGAGGTTCAGACATACGCAGTCAATCAATCAAAATGGAATGCCGCAGATGAATGGTGTAAAGATCGTAGATTGGAGTTTAAGGTAATAACCGAAAATGAACTTGGGTTAAGGTAATGGCAGAAGGTTTCGGTCAATATGTGAGTGTGGGAAAACTTCCTCCCAGAATGGCAGAATTGAGAAAAAAAATCAAGGAATCTGGTAGTAATGATCCAGAAGACCTGATGATGGTAATTATGGAAGTTTTAAAAGAAGAAGTATTATATCCAGAACCAGGAAAATTTTATACATTTGTTTATAGAGCTAAAACTCCAGAAATACAATATGATCAACATCCACTGATTGCCTGTACTTCACTGGAAAAATGGGGGTTTAGAGGAATGAACTTTCATTGGAGAAAATCAAGGCAGTATACCTGGGAAGAAGTTGTAGGAAAACTTTATGTGATTAAATATGATGAGTTAGATGAGATGCTCTCTATACCTTATGCAAAATTCCGTCTAAATAAGTAAAACTCTCTGTGTCTAATGGCATCAGTTACATCTCCTCAGGCAAAACCAAATGTTGGGACTACTCCAACCACAATACAATCCAAAGTTACGGAGATTGGAAAAAGTACTGATGGAAACAGGCAATTTAACACAGACATACAAAAAGTAGAAGGTGGTACAACAACGACTATAGGAACTATAGATGCTGCTGGAAATGTGACTCCAGCAGTATCTGCAAGTGCTGCTGAAAAAACAGCACTTGCAGATATAAATAGTCCCTTGAGAAAAGAAGTAACAAAACAAATAACAGATTCTAAAGTAGTAAAAGACTTGGGAGTAACTACGGACCAAGATAAAAAAGCACTGAATGCTGCAACTGGATCTGGTGCCGCAAAAAATGGGGGTACGACACCACCACCAGATCCAGCAGGAGCAGCTGCAATAGCAGCAGAAAATAAATTTAAAACAGGAACAAGACTTTCATATAGTCAGGATATGAGATATCCCCTAAATATGAGAGTAGAATCCCAAGATGTAATTAAGTTTTCAATTTTAGAATACTCACCATCACTTGCAAAAGGAAAACAAAGTTCTAGTCAATTTGGAACTACACAGAGTAGAGTGGTGGAACTTGATGGTGGTAATCCTATAATAAAAGGATCTAAAAGAATAGGAATAATCACTTTACCAATTCCTGCAGGAATTAATGATAGCAATACTGTTGGTTGGACAGATGACAAACTAAATATGTTACAAGCAGCTAGCGCTGATCTTGCTCAAGGATTTCTTACTGGTGGAGTAGAGGGTGCTGAAGAGTCTTTTGATAAAACAGGTAAAAAGTTGAAAAAGACAATCAAGTCTGGAGAAGCACAAAGTGGACTTACTGCATTATTTACCGGAGCTGCATTAAATAATGCATCTATTGCTCAAAGAACACTAGGAATTGTTGGAAACAATAATACAGAACTTCTCTTTAGTGGACCAAGTTTAAGATCCCATTCATTTTCTTTTTCATTTTATCCAAGATCACCAGAAGAATCAGTAATGGTGCGAAAAATCATTCGTGCATTTAAACAATCAATGTCAGTAAAACGAAGTGAGACTTCTTTATTTTTAAAAGCACCACATACTTTTGCGATTCAATATATGACTTCAAAAGGAGGAAAAAGCGTAACACACCCATACTTAACAAGATTTAAAGAATGTGCTTTACAATCTTGTAATGTTGATTATACTCCTGACGGAACATATATGACTTATGCGGGAGAGGAAAAATCAATGACTGCATATAGAATTGGATTAACATTTCAAGAACTTGAACCAATCTTTGATGATGAGTATGGTGAAAAAGATGACAACGTAGGTTTCTAAAATGGCATCTTATTTTAAACAAGTTCCAGATTTTGAGTATGTAAGTCGGATTGCAGGATCCAAAAACATATCAGATTATATTGCAGTAAAAAATCTTTTTAAAAAAGGAAAAATAAGAGACGATATTTTTCAGGAACTTGCATTTTTTGAAAAATATAAAATTTCTGGTAATGATAGACCAGATAATGTTGCTTTTGAAGTTTATAGAGATTCAAACTTAGATTGGGTGATTCTTTTAGCAAATAATATTCTCAACATTCAATCAGAATGGCCTCTTCTACAGGATGATTTAGACAGACATTTAGTCAATAAATATGGAGATTATAATACTCTTTATAATGGTATTCATCATTATGAGACTTCTGAAATTAAAAATAGTCAGGGAGTTACGATTGTTCCTTCTGGTCTTGAGGTAGGTTCTCCATATACAGTAAGTTATTATGATTATCTTACAAGTCTGCAGGTAGATACAGGAAACATAGCAGTTCCAGTGACAAATTATGATTATGAAATCAAACTAGAAGATGCAAAGAGAAATATTTTCTTACTTAAAAAAGAATATCTCGGCATTATTACAAATGATATGTCCGAGATTATGGAATATAGAGAAGGTGCCACTCAGTATGTGAGCAGCACCTTAAAAAGAGGGGATAATATCAAACTTTACAATTGATTTTATTCTGCTAATTTCTGAAAATATGAAAGGGCATCGTCTTCATCTTCATTTGAAGAACTGAAAGAATTGAATGTTTCTTTGATTCCATTAGATTCAGGAGTATATGATCCACGATCATTATCCTCATCCTCAACTTCCTCATCCATACGACGATTTGTTGGTTTCTGTCCCAATACCATTTTCAGACGTTTTTCAAGTTCTTCATAGGACTTGAATTGATCTGGTGCGGTGACTGCTGCCAGAGAATACTCTTTCTTCCAGAGTGCTTCCATCGCATCATCATCACTCAATAAAGGTTCAGATGGTCCGAACTCAGATTTATCATAGTTCCAATAACCATCCTTCTTGACGATCTTCAGTTTGAAGTTTGCTCCTTGCCAGAGATCAAAAGGATTGATTGGTGATTCGTCCTCAAATTCTGGTTGCATTGCTTCCATAATCTTATCAAAGATTTTCTTTCCATACTTAAACAGAAATACTTTACCTTCATTCTGAGGATTTGTGGGATCCTTTACGACATATATGTTAGAGTAATATGACAACTTACGTTTTTGCTTACGAACAGTTTCCTTATTTGCTTCGGTTCCTGTATTCCACAGATCTCGGTTGTGTTCTCCGAGAGGATCTTTACCACCAATAGTAGTCAGTGAGTTTTCAATATACCATCCGCCAGGTCCTTGAAATGCGTGTGAATACATCTTTGCCCAGGGAAGTTCTTCACCATCAGGGGCAGGTAGAAAACGAATCACTGCGAAACCATTACCAGTTTTATCAACTTCGGGTTTCCAGAGACGTTCATCGGCACCACTAGAAGTAGTACTCATCTTCTCAACTTCTTTAACTAGTTTTTGTGTTAAAGAACCAAGTTTAGATTGCTTTTTTAAATTTTCGAATGACATTCGATTTTTCCTCGTATTTGTGAGATTTGGCTTTTGTGACTTTGCTTAGGGATCGTCCAGCCCAATATATTCTACAGATCAGAACCCGTTCTGTCAATCTGATCTTTCATTTTATCAAGCATTTTTGCAAGATTTCCAAAAATCACATTCATATCCACACCAGAAGGAAGTCCCATTGCCGATGCGGATTCGGAGATTTTTTCTTTCATTTCTTTTGCCTCTGGGGCATCAGATAAACTTAAACGAGTATAGATTGTTCTTTGCTTATCTAAAAGTTTTTCAAGAAGATTTACGTGAGATATTTTTTCTTCACGATCCATCAAATGAAACTTAAAGACATTATTATAAACACTTTGTTGAAGTTCTGCAATTTCTGCCATTTCAGAACGAACAATATCAGACTTAAAAAAATTCATTTTCCTCCAAAAACAATATCTTTCAAAATTTTCTTGTAATGAGACACATCTATATGTAGGAATGGAGAGTATTTTCTGATTCTCCGACTTACAGTTTCCCATACAGGATCTTTAAGTTTCTTATCAAAGTCATTCCCGTACAGGAATATTCTATCACAGATTACCATAGTTTCAAGGCTTATTTTCCCGCTCAGGAACTTTTTGAGAAGAGGTGGATGCCCCTTGGAACACTCAAATACTTTCTTAAAATTATGCTCGGCAAATAAACTTTCACATTCTTCTTTGAAGAGATAAGAAAGAGACTGAATTTTTCTTTGCCATTCATTATAATTCTGATCTCCGGTTTTTATAATCTCACCGATCCATAAAGATTCAGAATCATTACAAGAAACAAAATTTGCGATAAAAAAGTCTTCAATTTCTTTATCTGTTCTTTGTCTGGATATCTTTTCAAACCAAAAACGATCACGTCTCTTATAAAAGGACTCTAATGATGCTCTGGTCTTTTTACAATATTTGTAATAATCATAAGAATCTTTTGTAAAATGGTTTTTGAGTGCCAGATAAGTTTTATAGCAGTCAAAAGGAGTCATTTTCAAAAAAAGTAATAGGAGCAATTTTTTGCCTGGAAAATTTTGCCCTCCAAAATGGAATTAAAAAACTAATTTGGCACGGGAGGTCTTTTTGAGAAAATTAAGTTCCATTGCCTCATACTTAATTTTTTCTTTCAGTGGTTTTGAAATGAGTTTAGATACTGACTCAACATCAAGACTATTTTTTTCACAGAAGTATACAATCGCATCGATATAGTTCATTTCAATATTAACTTGAACAAGATCCTCAATCTCTTGTGCGAACTTATTTGGACAATAGAATTTACTTTCGAGTACCTTTTCTAATTCATTCTCCATTCTTTGCCCCAGTATTGTGATGTACAAATTTTTTGATGTAACGAACTAATAACTTAATATAATCCCCTTTGTTTCTTTTGTCAAATACCTTCACTTCTCCACCAGGAGTAACCATAATGGTAATTAACTTAACAGGGGCAATTTCAGTAAGTTCAAAGTATGCGGAGGCATAAAACATTTCCTGAACGAAATAGTTTTCTAACCAAGCTTCAGGTTTAATCTTTTCGGAAGTCTTAAAGTCTATAACGGCAAGTTCTCCATCATATTCCCCAATACAATCGACTCTTCCGGCAAGTCCAAGATATTCAGAGTAAAGAGTTCTTTCAATCGCATGAATATTATTTATCTTATCAAGTTCTGGTTTTGCATGATAGAACATAAACTTTGAAAGAGGTTGATAATCGTCCCAGTTCAGTTCCTTATTCTCCAAATAGTCCTGACAAACTAAGTGAAAATCAGTTCCTCGTGCTGTTGCTCTTTTTGTAATCCGATTTGCTTCTTCGAGTCCTACACGTTTTCTCCATTTAACAAAAATCTCACGATTGTAAAAAGAAGTCACAGAAGTAATAGATGGTACCCACTGACCATCAGGAAGATGATACAGACGAATACCATTTGTTTCTTTTTTTTCTAGTTCAAGATCACCTAAAAAATTATGATGAATAAATGTCATAAATTAAGTTCCATTTTTGCAATAAGATATTCTTTAATTAAACCCGACCTTATGACATCATCAACACCAAACTCAACAATTCCAAATGATGGCATCGCACGAATAATTTTCATAAAATCAATCACACCATTTTTTTCATTTAATCTCACCAAATCACTTTGAGATGCATCACCACAGAAAAGAATTTTAGTATTCTCACCAACACGAGTAATTATACTATCAAGTTCGTGAAAATTCAAGTTTTCCAATTCATCGACTATAATAATACAATTATCCAGAGTTGTTCCGCGAATAAATGAAGTGCTCCAAAAACTAATTGTTTCTTGCGATTTTAAATTACCATAGAGCATTTCAAAATCAGCATCAGATGGCATCTGAAACATATACTTTACCATATTTTTGTATGGTATTTGATATAGTGATGATTTATCTTCGTGACTTCCAGGAAGAAATCCAATCTCACGAGTAGGCACAAGAGACCTTACAATATAAATTTTTTCATACGGTGTATGTTCATTTAGAACATCTTGAAGTGCCTTGAAGAGACATAGAAAAGTTTTTCCTGAACCAGCAACACCATGAGCAACCAAATGTTTTCCTTCATCATACAAAGTAAATAAATTTCTTTGATTTTCTGTAAGTGGTTCAATATTTAAAAGTAATTCTGAATTGATTGGTTTTTTTCTTTTTACTTGCTTGGCAGTGAGACCAGCCCCGATGGGTTGGTAATCGTTGTTACTTCTTCTTTTTCTTGTCATTCGTTTTTAGATTGGTTTTACTTTAGACCCAGGAGCTCTTGATGCACGATCTAAAACTTCATTCCATCCAGGTTTTTTCTTAACAAGTGTATCCATCCATTCACCAAGTTCTACACCAGAAGCACACCCTTCTGACCAATCTCTTTGCCATTCTGAATGGTTTTTATACCATTCAGTGATATCATGAACGCTCATTTCAATCACCTGTTTTTCACCAGTCTCTTTATTTACAATTGGATAAGTTGCCATTCTTTACAAATAATATACAGAGGTATTTATTCTAAGATAATTGCGCTCTGATAATCGCAAGGGTTGCAATTATTACGAGTCCAGTTGAGAGCAAAAGAGATTGTCGGAAATTCGCAGGTGAAAATACAACGAACTGCCTCTGCAATTTCCTTGTGCTCTGCCTGGGTTCCGTGAGCACTACGAAGGTCTATGTAATGTATCCAGGATCTTATACTCCCACTCATATAAAGGCGTGTCTGAGTTGCCTGTGGGAGCACGAAACGGGCACATTCTTTTGCGACACCGGCATCCAACATTCCCTGATAAAGTAAAATTGCGTCTCTGAAATGATTTTTAATTCGAGTCTGAAAATAAATACTCAAATCTTCTGAAAGATCATCAGTTGAGTTCTGACGATTTTTAGTATCCTGCTTTCTCAATTCTGGAACTGGAAGTTCTACTTGTAGTTTTGTGCTGTCGGCATATCTTTGTGAAAACTGCTGAAAGGTAAAACTACGATGACGAAGAATTTGTGTCGCAATCGCAAGTGAAGTATTGATTTCTACTGTTAGAAATGCGTGTTCAAAAATACTCCAGTGTTGATTTTGAATACAATACTTTAGCAATCCAGCAGAAGAATTGTTGAATTGATTTTTTGGATTACTGACACGAGCACAATATGCAATGTGTCTTTCTGCGTTTGGAGTTACAGAAACTAATTTAACAGATTCATTTTTAGTCGTCGTCATCTTCGAATACCTCATCGTAATCATCTATGTCTCCAATACGTGGAGAAACCGTTTCGTATGCATAAGATTCTGGACTTGAATATACTTCTGCCTTTAAAGAATCTACTAGAAGTTCCAGATTTTTAATAATGACTTTAAGTTTATCTTGATTCATAGGTTTTCATCTGTATCAAAGATATTATAGGCAAAAAACGAGAGTGTGTCAAGTTCAATATTTAATGATTTCAAAGACACCATCTTTTTCTACAAGTGCAGAGCAAGTATCTGTCCAATCTCCGGCACACATATAAGTCGTTCCCTGATACTCACGAATATTTGCGTGGTGAATGTGTCCGGCAATCACACCATCATATTCTCCAATTTTTCTTACGTGATGTATCAAATCCATTTCATACTTATCAATAAACTTTTTACCTCTTGGAATTGATTTGAGAAAATTAATCAAAGAAAAACCAAAAGTCTTGTTTAGAAAAATATTTAGAGGTGTGATTGTTTCATATCCCCAGTTCATAAAATATTGCTTCCAGGAACCAGATGAGAACTCAGAATAAAAATCCCCGTGAATACATAAAAACTTTTTGTTTTCTGTGCTGTGATGAATATAAGAATCACAGATGATAAGATTTTGATGTAAATAAGAAGAACTGGTGTTTACATATTTTCTTGCGACTGCATCGTGATTACCAAGAATATAAACAACTTCTGTTCCTTTTCTGGACAATTCTAGAATTTTTTCAACTGCCTTTGTGTGTTGAGTTTTCCATAGAGTATTATGTTTTTCCATACAATATATGTCTATAATATCTCCGACCATTACAAGTTTATTTGTATCAAGTTGATTTAGAAACTTGAGAAACTTATCAGTATTACATCTGTCGGTTCCTAAATGAACATCTGAGATGAAGACGGTATCGTGAGTCATCGTTCTATGTAAGAAAGTGTATGGTTTGTTGAGTGAAGTTGTGAGACAATCATATCACAACCCAATTTTGGATCGGAATCTCCACAGGTATAAACATCCACTGCTGCTTTTCCTTCCTCTGGCCAGGTATGAATACTAATATGACTTTCTGCGAGTAGGCATATTACAGTCACTCCTTGCGGATCAAATTTTTTAAAAACTGTTTCAAGAACTGTTGCACCACTTACAACTGCTGCTTCTTTGAGTAACCTTACAAGATAATGCTCGTCATTCAAAAGAATAAACGAGCATCCATACAGATTAAGTAAGTAATGCTTTCCCATTAGTCTACCGGATCTTCTTGTGCTTCTCTAATCAATGAACTCACATATGTCTCGGTCCCGTCCATTGTTTTCACAGCAAAAAGAGGAGATTTCATATATTGCTTAACTTTTTTATATTTTTTCAAGAGTTTTGATACTTCATCATCATCAATAATCACTTTTGCACTATTGTTTTGAAATCCCGCAGTCATCTTTTTTTCTTCTTCTCTGGTGTTTTATATCCCCACGACCTGGGATCTATTGTTCCATAACCAAAATCAATCTTTTGAAGGGCACCTGGACCATATTTGTCATAATACATATCAAAAAGATTTACTTTTTTACTTGCACGGCAAAGATCAAGATATTTTTCACCTTCAGATACATACCAAACCAAATATGCATCAACAGGAAAAGTTTTGTCTTTTGTATCTTCTAGTTTTGTTTTTTCAAGTAATATATCACACCCATATTTAGAAGGTAGAATTTCGGATTGTTGTGAATCTGATTCCATTTTATCCTTCTTGATAGTGTTTTTATTCACAGTACCTTGGCTCATCAAGAACGTCCTCCCCATACAATATCAGGATATGCTTCCTTTACATTTTCGAGACTAATCTTATATTTTGTCTGAAGTTTTTTATCCTTTACAAGACATAGAACTTCAGATTCTTTGGCATGTAAACCTTGGAGCATATTGATAAACATCATCTCTCTACGAGTTGTGGAAAGATTATGATTACCACCTTTTACAAAATGATAAAGATTTTGATATTCTCTTCTTAATGAAGTTCTTCCTTTTCCCTCAAGATCTTGCATTGTGGCAGCCTCACCACCATTTGCCTCACGAGTCAAGTTATCAGAAAGATTGCCGGAATAAACATTCTGATCCTTCACATCACCATAAGGAACATCTCCTTCGGGAAGAAGGGATATTACGGTTTCATCAAAGTTCCAAATCAAGATGGTCTTTAATGAATCGTGTTGATAGGTCTTGAGAACCTCAATTTTCTTTGCGTTTGACCTTTGTTTAGATGCTAAATCTAAAATCTCAAAGACAAATGGATTGGGAGGAAGAGTTTCAATTGGTTTTTCACTCGTCGTCTTCTTCGTCGTCGTCATCATCGTACTCGTCATAATTGTTTTCAAATCGTACAGCTACTACTTCATCGGGAATTATTTGTCCATTTTCATCAAAAAACTCTGGGTGCAAATATGGAGTTTTTGTTTCGAGAGCATGTCTATATGCCAACCATCCTATAACTCCACCAACCATAAAAAATAATAAAGTGAGCATTGAAAAAAATGCTGTTACATATGCTGGTTCCATTTTTCTTCTCCAGAGAGTTTATTGTTTTCTTATATCAAAGTGAAATTCAATAAAGAAATCAAACTCTCTTTGAAAGAGTGTAATCATTTTTCCAAACTTCACTTGAAAAGTTTTTGGTGCTAATGATTCTCTCCTCCTATTTCGAAGTAAAAGTTCAACACCCCGATTGATCTGGAGTTCATTTTTATTTATATCTACATCATCATGGTCCATCAAACTATTTTTTGTTCTCTTAAATATTGAATCGTATCAGAACATCCTCCAATATGTTGTTCATCACAAATGACTTGAGGAAAAGTTGAACCCTCTCCAAACTCTGCATAAAATTGATTTCTATCAAAGTCTCTTCCAAGATTATAAACTACATATTTAAGTTCAGAAAGTTGAAATACTTGTTGAATTTTAGTGCAGTATGGACAGCCATCTTTTGAATAAATTGTGAAAGTCATAAGATAAGTAAAATCGGTATGATAATTGATAGATGTGCGATGATGAAACCTCCAATAAATGATTGGAGATCAATACTTTCAGATTTCATTAAGTTGCATTATTTCTTCGAGATCCATACGTATATAGATTTGGGTTGGTTTTAGGTTTCATCCAATTGATTATAGCATCGTATCTTTCTTCTGTAAAGAAGTCTTGATTATAATACCAATCTTCCCAATCAATATGAGATTTTGAGTTATTACAGAAACTACAACAGCACACTACATTTGTAAGAAAATCACTTCCACCTTTGCTTTGTGGAATGACGTGATCGATTGTAAGATTTTCTGTGTCCCCACAGTATGCACACTCATAATTCCATTTTTCTTTGATTGATTGTCTCCACATTCGTTTTGCGTCTGCCGAAGAAGTTGTTTGCAAATGAAACAAATAATCTTTGGACGAATTGTAGAGCTGCATACGAAGAAGCATCTGTCATTATTTATTATTATGAAAAACTCTTTGGAGTAAAATTTTTGGGGAGATTTTTTCCCCCCATTTTTGGAATTAACCTTCCGTTTTCAATTTGAGTATTTTATTAAGCACCAGATAATCAAGAGAGAACTTACCTGGACCATTCAATACAATACATACTGCTCCTCCCCAATAAAGACCCAGAAGTTCTAGGGCATATAGATTAA